ACTGTCTTTGCAGTACCAATATTTACATCATCATCTTCAACAACAATACCAGATCCACTGGCATTAACATTTAATAGGTTTGATCCATCAATAGCAGGTAGAATACCAGTTAAATTACCAGCAGGAACATTAGTAAGTCCAGAAGCAGAACCAGTGAATGATGTAGAAGTAGTTACACCCGTAACATTCAATCCATATGGAGATGCAGTTACGGCCAAACCAACTGATAATTGGTTAGCAATAGTTGCATTGTGATCTACTTGTAAACTCCTATAGACTCTTACAAGTCTGTCTGGAGTATTACCTGCACAATAAATCCTCAGTGCATCCTTCTGAACATCAGGTAGGCCTGGGTCAGTAGTCTTGAATATAAAACTACCATCTTCACCAGAAGAATCAGTTCCAGAACTAATCTGGAATATCATTTGATTCTGTAAGGAATCATCCAATCTAATATTACCGTACTGACCTAAGAACAAGTCTTGATTGTTCAGATACAGATTTCCAATCAGTTGGGTATGACCCTTAACTGTTAGAGGATGTGTTGGATTGGTTGTGCCTATACCAATGTTACTAAAGGTATGAATACCTGCATTAGTTCTTGAAAATACTTCCTCAGTACCAGTAACGGTGGCAATTCCTGCACCAAATGTTACATCAAGATTAGAATTGAAATCAATTGTAGCAGCAGTACCAACTACAGTACCACTGTCTCTAATTTCAACACCAGTACCAGCAGCAGTTACACCAGTAAGAGCAGATCCATCAATCGCAGGCAAAGCACCTGTCAATTGTCCTGCATTTAATGAACCATAGAATCCTGTTGCAGATACAATACCCGAAACAGTTACCGCCTCTGTAATAATAGTAGTTTTAATACCAACATTACCACTAGCATCAATTACCTGACGAATATTTCCTTGTCCATCAGACAATACAACATGACTCGAAGTGGTTCTAAGATCCAGATCAACATTGTTGCCCTGATAAGAACCTAGGAGGAGGTTATACGATCCACTAGTAATCTGTTTACCTGCATCATTACCCAATGCAATGTTATAGGAACCAGTAGAGGCACTGTATAGTGCTAAGTCACCAACAGCAACGTTATATCCACTACCACCACTCAAGGATCGTAATGGTTGGTTACCTATACCAATATTGTTTCCAGAACCAGTACCTATAATAGAGTTACCAAGTTTAAGGTTGACTCCACTAGGAGTTTCAATTCTTCCTGACTGAACTGTAGTAACACCTACTACATTTAATCCAGCAACATCAAGAGTACCAGTAACATTTGCATTACCAGTAGCAGTAAAGACTTTGCCTGGATCTGGGCATGTCATACCCACACCGACTCTTGCTGTAGTTCCTATTCCTATCTGGCCAGGCAATCCATCGTTATTCCATATCGAACCAGTAGCAGTACTACTAATCGTTACGATACCACAAGTAGGACTGGTATTGATTAGAACATTATTACCTTCAACAATAGAAGTAACAATACCTGTTAGTTTATTACCTGATCCATAATAAGAACCCGTTACGGTAACGCCAAGTGCAATCGTCTCCAGACGTTTTGTTCCATTCTGGAACAACTCAACACTACCGCCTGGAATAAAGTTTGCTAACTGATTACCATTGGTATCAGTAATTTTTGTATGCGAATCTGATACTAACTTAAATGCAGACCCATCATAAAGAATATATGCATCATCAGCATCACCAAAGTTAGCCTTAATAGTTGCAGGTAACTTCAGTCCACCATTAGATAACTTAGTAATTCTTATATTACCAAAGACTTCAAGACCATCAGTAGATGCTGTGGTAGTTCCTATACCAACATTAGATGACGTACTAATACCAGTATCATTCTGGAACCAATATCCAGTTCCAAAACCAGCAACACCACCAGCGAAGTCAATCGCAACATTGGTTATGCCTGTGATCTTACCTTGATTATTAACAGAGATCTGTGGAACTGTTGTACCAGAAGCATAGGTTCCATTACTTGCACCAGTCAAGTTGGTCATCGCACCAGCATTACCAAAGAACTGCGAAGCAGTTACGATACCACTAGTATTAACGTTAGAATCACTCTGTAATGTGACAGAAACATCTGCAAGACTTGCTTTAGGAGCAGTAACCTGTGCAGAATATGATAGTACAGACCAATTAGAATTACCTACACCAACTACCCAGTCACCAGAGTATACACTAGAGATGCCAGGATTAGAATAGGTTGCGATACCTACATCAGTACCACCTTTAGCGACAATAAAATAGTCACCTGTTGTAATACCAGATGACGCAAGTGTTTGTCCTATACCAGTATATGCCCTTCCCTGTCCAACAACTGTCAATGCTGTAACAACACCAGCAACTGCATCATAGAATCCAACAATGTTTAAGTTGGTTCCAAGAGCATTGATCTGTGATTGAAGAACCGCAGATCCAACAGCAGTTGCAATACCTGTTAAGTTAGATCCATCTCCGTGATACGTTGTTGCAGTAACAATACCACCAGCAACAAATCCAGACGCACCAACTACATCTGTGGTAAATCCAACGTCATTAGTGAACGCTGACAGTACAGATGGTGTATTGGTAAAATTACTATAGTTTAAATAATATGATGGTGATTGACCGTTGAGATTCTGAGAGTTAGTCGAAATCCCAGCAGTAAGGGCATATCCAGTAGTATTTGGCTCATTTAGTCTTAGACCATCACCTATTGCATCATATATTTCATTAAAGTTTGCATTGACTTTCAGCGCACCCTGTCTCAGGGTATCGCCTGTGCCGTCATTACTAGTTTGCCCAGCATTTATTAACTGTTTCGACATTATCGGAGTCTAGGGCTACACTATAGTCTATTTAGACTACAGTTTAAACCCACTAAAAGTATTCTTCTTAATGTCTTGCTTAATACCACCTACTACATAACTCTCCACCTCTGTCTCTTGTGGAGCAACTTGCAATCCCTTAGATGAGATCCAGTGTTGTGTCCAAGGTAAAGGATTATTCTTTAAAGGCACATCATAAATTGGATCTAATCCAATAGCCTTCATTCTCTTATTTGCAATCCATTCAACATACTGATGCAATAACTTATCATTCAACCCAATCATACTACCATCTTTGAATAAGTATTCAGCCCATTCTTTTTCTTCTTCAACAGCATCCTTAAACATTTCAATTATATTTTTCTTCTCTTCCTTGGCTATCTTCTTCATGTCTGGGTCGTCAACCCCACTTGCCCAATTTTTGAGGATTTGTTGAGTGAGGACGAGGTGTTGGTTTTCGTCTCTGGAGATGAGGCTAATAATTTTTGCCGATCCTTCCATAAGCTTAAGCTCGCCAAAAGCAAACGAGCACGCGAAGGAGACATAGAAGCGTATTCCTTCCAGAATGTTGACGTTTGCGACTGCTCTGTATAGTGTTCTTTTGAGGTCATTGATTGTCCACTCCGTAGAGGGTGAACCCCGCCAATCAGGTCGCCAGTTATTACTTTGCCCATACATTTGGGCGTAATTTATGAACTCGTCGTATGCTCTCGTGACTGAGTTCGCTCGTTGTAAAATCTTTTTATCGTTTAGAATGGTGTCAAATACTTCTGACGGGTCGGGGTACACATTCTTGATAATATATGTATAAGACTTTGAATGTATCATCTCCATAAATTGCCATACATTCATCGCTGCTTCCAACTCAGGAAGAGCACAGTATGGAGAAAATGCCATTCCAGGCCCACGACCTTGTACAGAATCTAGTAGTATTTGATACTTTAAATTAGATGTAAAGATATGTTTCTGCTCTGGACGTAGTGATTGATAATCACTTCTATCCTTCTGTAGTGACACCTCTTCAGGTCTCCAAAAATAACCCAGCATTTGAGTAGTAAGCCTGTCAAACACTGGGTACTTGTAGGAATCATAACGTTGAACACCCAATGGGGCACCAAAAAACATAGGTTGTTTCTTTGTATCAATTGACTGACTATTGAAGACAGTCATCCCATTTGGGTATTCTTTAGATGGTGCAGGACTCACACTCTTCCTCCTGAGATAATTCTGTTATTAATGACTCTAATTTAGTCTTTCCTTGAATACCTACATCACCTTCATCATGCCATCCGATAGAGTGTGCAGGTTCATCATCACTCTTCATGTCATAAGTATTCTGATAGTAGGAAGTCTTCCAACCATACTTGTAGGTGGTAAGAAGATCTTGTGCCATTGTCGAGATAGGTACTTCATTATCAGGATAATTGGTTGGATTATAACTCCAGTTACCACTGATAGCCTGATCAAAGAACTTCTGCATGACAGCAACAATCTTGATATATCCATCGTTACTCTCCATATCCCAGAGTAACGTATAGTTATTCTTTAAACTGCCGTAGGATGGTACAACCTGCTTAAGAGGCCCCTTCTTCGATTTCTTAATGGACAGGTAGTCTCTAGGAGGTTCGATTCCGTTTGTTGCATTTGACACAACGGAACTGCTCTCCGAAGGCATTTGTGCGGACAGTGTTGAGTGCCGTAACCCATGACTGAGTATGTCTCCCCGTAAAGCCTCCCAATCAAGTGATAGGTCATTTGATACAATCTCATCAACATCTTTCTTATAAGTATCTATAGGAAGGATGCCTTCAGCATACTTTGTATGTTGGAAATCTACACAAGGGCCTTTTTCCTGTGCAATCTTATTTGATGCCTTGAGTAAATGATACTGGAATGATTCAGTCAATTTGTGTACCGCATCCCAGGCCTCTTGTGAGTCGTATTTGTACCCAAGTTTAGCAAGATAGTGAGCAAGACCAATGAACCCCACGCCAAGGGATCTACGACCCAATGTGGCTAACTGTGCAGCTTTAACAGGGTAATCTTGATAGTCAATCAGTTCCTCTAGAGCCCTCACAGAGAGGTCACAGAGGTCTTCTAACTCTGTCATCTCCTTATCAATCTTACCTACATTAATTGCGGAGAGAATACACAAGGCAATCTCACCATCAATAGAATCTATATGTTGAATAGGATCTGTAGGTAAGGTAATCTCTTGACACAAGTTACTCATAGTCACCTTAGATAAGAAAGATGAATGTGAGTTACAATGGTCAATGTTCATTATGTAAATACGACCAGTCTCGGCACGCTCCTTAAGGAGGTCGAGGATGAGTTCTTGAGCTCCGATTGTGGTTCTGGGGATGGATTTATCATCCTCATAGCGACAATAAAGGTCATCAAACTCAGGGGTCCCAAAACTCTCATAAAGGTTAGGAACATTATGAGGCGAAAATAAGGTGATTTCTTTATTATCGATAAACCGTTGGTAAAATAGTTCACTTAGTTGGATGGAGTAGTCGAGTTTTCTGACTCTGTTGTCGTCGGTTCCTTTGTTGTTTTTGAGGACGAGGATGTCTCTGATTTCTTGGTGCCAGATAGGAAAGTGGACAGTTGCTGATCC